ACGTACCTACCCGATTTATCCATGATCTCTTGTGCCATAGACTTCAGATACTTTATCAACTGAGTTACTTTATTTGTACCTTCATACATGGGAAGACCTAAGTTCATGGTCTTCTCAAATTCATTTGGATCTACTGCATCGTAGAGTATCTCAACATTTCCATCCTTATTAAGAAACGCTTCTAACGAGAACAGTTTCGCTTTCACCTTTGATTTCATTGATCGGCTCTAATTCACTTATAGGTAAGTTATAACAATCAGCTTTAAACGTAAAGCCGTTGCTTGGATCTACTTGACCTTTCTTATATCGAGTAGCTTTAGCATAATACTCTTGTTTACTAATGCTACCTAGTATCCAAGCTTTACTGAGATCGGTCAGTATCCTCACAAACACATAACTATCACAGTCTTGTTTTGTACCATGAGATGCAACCGAGCAATCATAATTAGACTGTGGCTTAGTGTTACAACGTTTAGTCTTAACGTCGATACGATTCCCATCTTTCACTAAATCATAGTTATATGTATTTGCTTCAGTTGCCCCAATGATATCAGCTACGATTACCTCGCCTATCGCACCCACAACATTGCTAGTGCCACCTGTAATACTTCCCTGCAATATGCCCACAGTAGAAGCTTTTTCCCTCGCATGACGCATGTAATCCTCGCTGATTGGTACTTCAATCATCAGTTTGCACCTAAGTCTACAACTTCACAGGCATCTGCAGTGCAAGCCAATTCACGAGTACCGCTCGTGTTATCTTCCTTTTCATACTTAGAAAACTTAGTCCAATCCAAAGAAGCAGGCACACGGCTTTGCCACTCTAGATAGTCATCAGCTTCTATGTCTTGATAAGGAGCTTGTTGGTACGTATGATCGGCAAATGGAAGAAACGATACACCTGACGCTATGTCAAAGTTATCGTACAACCACGCACCAACTTCCATCCATTCCTCTTCCTTTACAGTAATAGTCACAGACGGTTTGTGTTCGCACCAGTTAAGTGCATAGACTTTCCAAAGTTCTAGTTGTTCTATTGCACTCATCTCAGTTCTAGTGATAGCACCACTAGGAGATTTCATTGGAAAAGAAAACACGGTAACACTGTCAGGCTTCATAACGTCAGGCTCTGCAGGGATACCTTCTTCTTTCATAAATTGTGTTAAGGGATCTTTGTTATCCCCACGTACTGTTCTGATGTAGAAATCATTGTGTCTAGCATGGATACCTGATGCAGAATCAGTCAACTGAGATACAGTACCACTTGGCTTTACACAAGTGATAGCCGTACTTCTTGGTATACCGATAGCATCTGCATATTCTTTGTTAGTCTTTATTGCCACTTGTTTCATCTCTTGTAACCAAATCTTTGAATCAGTTGTCTTAGACAGTACATAATGATCCATGATACCAGTTAATGAAACACCAAGCAAGCGTTCTTCTTCAGTATTTGTTTTCCATATCTTACGTAGATACTTCAGATCTGTAAGAGTAGACTGAAATGTACCTAGCATTGTAGCAACACGTACCTTAGATTGAAGGCTCAGTAAATCATCGTTTTCACGTACGACCACTTCAGATAAGTTACAGAATTGATAAGGTCGGAGTATGATCTCACTACATGGGTTCGTACCCCACATGTGACCTGTCTGTCTTCTACCACTCTTAGCTACCTGATCGTCGGCAGCCTTACGATTGAACATGCCACGCTCACCTGACTTAGACTCGTACAGAGATAACCATTCTCTCATGTAAGTTTCCATAGCAGGCTTACCTTTGTAGGCTACAGAGTTATTTGCTAATGCTCTTTGACCATTGTTGTTCCACCACTCACCTGATTTAGCGTGAGCCATTTGATCATCATTTAGGTTAGATAGGCTAATCAAAGCAGATCGTCTTACACCACCTACAACTACAACCTCACCTACCTTGCACATGATATCGTGGCACTCAACAGGAAATAACTTTCTACCTGTAGCACCCTTGAATTTCTCAATAGTGAACTTAAATAAGTTAACCAACGGATCAGCACCTGATGCCCTGCCACCCATAACTTTCAACCTTGCACCCGCAGGTCGTACCTTTGATACATCCCAAGAAGGTATCATTCCTGAATAAAGTAAAGCCACAAGCTCACGATATGCTTTCGCCCACCCTGCTTTACTATCTTCCACAACAATAACAACTTCAGACTCTTGCATGTTCTCACTGATTACAGGTAGCTTATCTACGTTCTCTCGCTCCACAGAGAAACCTACACCTGTACCGCACATAAGAATGTACATAGCTTCATCGAAACTACGTGGGCTATCTACTGGTAGGTAGCTACAATTGTACCCACAAGTGTTATCTCTTTTGAGTGCATCTCCTGCAGTCATCATAGCTCTCATCGATGGCATAACTCTCAAGTCACTAATGTACTCGTGTATTATCTCTTTATCAACTCTGTCCATCTTGTAGTTATGTTTCTCTAACAAGGTTTGTTCCATGAAGTTTACATATCTTGAAACTGTCTCTAGCCAGTTCTCCCTTCTACCTTCATCATCCATCCACCTAGCATACCTAGACTTGTGTATAAACTCCTGATATGAAGTTGGTAACATATTAGACGCCATTATATTCTTCTCCTACTTTTGTTTCAATTAAACGGTTTAGATACCACCGTGCTTTTTCTAAATCTTCTACTCCATTCTTGTACTTGTATCTGCATATGTACTTCAAAATGTTGCCTTGAAGATATGTTTCAAATCCATCTCCTGTGACAGATTGAATTATGTCTATGGTTTCAATGCCTGCCTTATTATAGTGTGCAGGGCTATTGACCATATCTGTTTGTTCCTCTACTTCCTTAAGTCTCATCTTCATATATTCCAAATGTCTCATTACTGATCGTTACCAAAATCCACTTTAATTACATTCTCAGGAATGTCAAGCATTTCTCCTGTATCTTGTTGATATTCTACTTTGAGTTCTTTGGCCGCAAAGTTAAACTCTATCTCAGATTCCCCACAACGAAACACTTCATCACCTCGTCTACGTAGCAAAGCCATGACACCCTCGTGCATGATTGATGCAACAGAGTGATCATCAAATGTCTTGTACTTCTTGCCTGTCGTATCGTAGGCTACCAAGTGAAACTGATCATCAGGCATCTCAGATATGATTATGTAGTACTTGTCTTTCTCCAAAGACATAAGTGTGTTCATGTCATCTTTTTTCATTCTTGAGCCACTCCATAGGTATTGTTTTTTCTGCCCACCTATAATTGTGCTTAAGACACCAATCAGCGTAAGTGGTTTTACTTCCTTTGTAGATCTTGTTCCGTGCATTCATAAACACCATACGGATGTCTAACTCTTTATGTTGCTCTTTTATGAGAGCCATCTTAACTCTGTCTGCTTTATCAAACTCACCTTTAGCTTCGATGTATATGTTAGTTACAGGGATGTAGAAGTCAGGAGTGTAGGTACGTATCTTAGGTACGTATGTTATCTTCTTCTTCTCGTACTCAAATTTTATTTTATTATGTATCAGCTTTTTAGCTAGAGACAATTCAAAATTAGATCTGTATCCTGCGTTACGTTTAGCCACTATATTATCCCCTGTCGGATTTTCCAGTTCAATGATTCTAGGCGTTTGCTGATATACCCTGCCGTCTTCGGGGATTGTTTTTCTAGTATAGTAAGCTCGTCTAGAAGGGGATATATCGGCACACATAAAATCTTTCCGTAATTTAAACTGTAGTTAATTGTTTGGAATTCATTCTCCACTTTCACGATATCCCTAGCTTCTGTCTCAGGCGTTAACGCTCCTTTGTCAGAGAAGTTATCTTTCAAAGTTAACGGTATACCTCTGTCATGTTGCCTAAGAAATGTAATGTCTCTACCGCCACCAATACCTTTGTGAGACTCTATGTAAAGATGGTACAAGTTCTCATTCAACTCAAGTAGCTTAGTTTCATAGTTGTCTACGTAGATTGCTGGCACTACAATTCTTTCTTCTTCAAGACATCGTACCATATCTTAGGTGCGGTCTTAGCCTTTGATGTTACCTTCGGATGCAACTGTGCTTTTGACCAACAATGTGATCTGTACCCACACATGCTACATATCTTAGGTAGCGTCTTGTTGCCTGTTCGTACATACTCGTTTTTTACTTTGTAAGTCTCAAACTCAGACTTGTAAGGTTTAACGAACTCGTTGCTAGGGTCAAGTAATCTCTTTACTCGTACCTCTGCATCTTTCATATATTCTTTTCTATCTTCTTCTTGCCACTCAGGTGCTTCAACCATAGCTATCTCGCCACTTGACTTATTGACAACTATCCACCCACCAAAAGGTAACCCTGTAGCTTCACCATACAGATGACCTTGCATGACATAGCCAAATGGATCTTCTTCCTTTATCTTGTCGTACCCGCCGTAACCCGTGTACTTAAACTTATATGCCCACTCGCTAGCTGATTTAA